CGCAAACTTAAAGTTAGTTTGGCAGAGAAATCTATTCAATAATTGCAACCTGGATAGGTTGTTTTTATAAACCTTAACTTGTATTAACTGGATAGTTAGCAAGATTCCTGGATAGGAATTGGTACAAAAACGCATAAAAATAGCGAAAATCAATCAAAAACTAATAAAAATTAAATTATGAGGTGAGAAAATGGATAAATTAGCAGAATTAATGGAAAAAAGAGGCCATGCAGTTAAAGTGGCTCGTGAGTTAATTGATAAGTGTGATGCAGAAAAACGTGCTATGAACGCCGATGAAACAGGCAAATACGAGGCGGCTATGTCTGATTTTGATACTTTAGACGGCCAAATTAAACAAGAACAAAGAGTAAAAAACTCAGAAAAAGAGATTGAAGCACCTTTTAATCCGGCAAAGCAGGAATTCAAGAGTGATGCAGAAAAGGCAGCGATTGAACAAAGAGCCGCTTTCAACAAATATTTGCGTTCCGGTTCTCGTATGTTGAATGAAGCAGAGCATAGGGCGTTATCTGCCGGCGTTGATACTGACGGTGGATATTTAGTAGCACCACAAGCTTTTATTGCTACATTGCTAAAAGCTGTCGATGATTTGGTAGCCATTAGAGGATTAGCCACTATTATTCCTTTGGCAAAAGCCGAATCTCTTGGTGTTCCTACGATGGACACAGATGTTTCTGATGCAGATTGGACACCTGAATTGTCCACAGGCTCTTTAGACGATTCTTTGAAATTTGGTAAAAGGGAAATGCTTCCACATGCCTTTGCAAAACGTGTAAAAATTTCTAACAAGCTTTTACGCCAATCCACGATTGATGTAGAAGCTCTTGTAAGAGGTCGTTTGGCTTATAAATTTGGCGTTACTGAAGAAAAGGCTTTCATGACAGGCGATGGAGTAGAAAAACCTTTGGGCATCTTTACTTTATCTAATGACGGCATTAGAGCAGATCGTGATGTTGCTGGAAATAATACTGCCACTGCAATCAAGGCTGATACTTTAATTGATGTGAAAACATCTTTAAAAGCTCCTTACCTTGCTAGTACAAGTTGCAAATGGCTTTTCCACCGTACAGTTTTGGGCGAAATTCGCAAACTTAAAGACGGTAATGGCCAATACATCTGGCAACCGGGTTTGTCAGGCGCTATCCCTGATCGTATTTTAGAAATTCCATATGTAACATCTGAATATGCTCCTAATACCATGACTACAGGTAAGTATGTAGGAATTTTGGGAGATTTCAAAAATTATTGGATTGCCGATGCGTTAAGCATTCAAATTCAACGTTTAGTTGAACTATATGCTGAAACCAATCAAGTAGGTTTCATTGGTCGTGCTGAAGTTGATGGTGCTCCTGTAATGTCCGAAGCGTTTGCTCGTATTAAATTGGCTTAATTTAAAAGAAAGCGAGGGTAAATTATATGAATTTAAGTAATGATGTAAAAATTACAAAAGTAGCTGTGGCTGCTGTTTCTGCCGGGACAGAGGTTCTCGGTTCGATATTAGACATGCAAGGCTATGAAGGGGTTGCATTCGTAACGTCTATTGCTACGGCGAATGCCGGTAACTTGCTAAAAGTAAAGCAAGATGATGATTCCGCTATGGGTTCTCCTGCTGATTTAGAGGGTTCAGGAGTGGTAGCAACAGCGAATGCTGAAATTGTATTTGCTGACGTGTATCAACCGACAAAACGGTATGTAAGAGCTTCTGTAATTCGTGCAGGTGCTAATACCGCAGTTGGCGAGATCTATGCAATTCAATATAAGCCAAAAGTAATGCCTGTTGATAATAGCGTTACGGACATTATTGTTGGCGCAGTTCTTGTGTCTCCCGATGAGGGCGTAGCATAATTATTAAAATAAATGAGTAGGATATAAAAATCCTACTCATATTTTTTGGAGGTGTGAAAATGAGTGATGAAAGTTATCAACCTAAAGTTTATAAAACAAACGGCGGCGATATGCTTGTCGTTGCGAATGGCGGTACTATAAAACTTGAAGCAGGGTCCTTAATTGTACCTGCTAGTGGTGCACAAGCTGCTTTAGTTGCGGCTATTACTGCTGTCGCTGCCACTCAAACAGCTAGTTATGTACAGGCAGATGCGCAGTCTGTAGCGGATTTAGCAATGGCAAATAAAGCAGCTATTAATGCGATTTTAATTGCATTAACAAATCTTAGCATTATAGCATCGGAATAGGGATGTGATGATATGTTAAGCACTCAAGCATTGACTACGGTTGCTGATGTCAAGATTTACTTAGACATAGACACCGGTGATACATCACAAGATGCGAGTATTGAACAGCTAATTAATGCCGTGAGTGACGATATTGCTCAACGTTGTAATCGTATTTTCGGCACAGTAACAGGAACTGAAAAAATAGTAGGTTCCGGCAGACAATATTTATCTTTGGCTAATTATCCAATTACAGCCGTTTCCGCGGTTTTGATAAATGGTGAGGCTATAGATTCAAGTGAATACGATATTGATGCCGCATCCGGTCAACTATTGCGAATCAATGGGATTTGGCCAACACCATCATCTGTTTATCCGGTGTGTTATTATCCTATGATTCCGGAAGCTACGTTAAGAGAAAATACACCTCAAAAACGGAATATATCAGTGACATACACCGGTGGTTATATTTTACCATGGCAAGCGACACACGTTGCTCCTATAATCGTGCCAACGTTGCCCAATGATTTAATTATGGCGTGCATAAAAATGGTTGCCAGCGATATTAACCGAAAAGGCAGTGAACATGAAAGCTCTGAAAGCTTGGGGCCTTTGCAATCTTCTTTTCTTTCGCAAGATTATTCAGAAGCTGTGTTGGGGATTTTGGAACGGTATAAAAAGCCGGTGGTATTATGAGAAAATCAACGGTCACAATCCAAGCGCCAACCACTACTTATGATAAAGAACGAAATGCCAAAAATGATTTTGCTACTGTTGCTACTTTAAAAGGTTTTATTTTACCTGAGAATGGTGATTTGGTGCAAAGAATTTATGGATTAGACGAAAAAGTTACTCATAGGTTCATTTATAAAGGTCAATCTGCTTTTTTAGTCAAAGGCAACAGAATTATTGAGGACGGAATCTCGTATGATATTATTTGGCCGGCTAACTATTGTAAAAAAGTCCTGGACGTAAAATTACAATTAGTGACCACCGATGATAACACGAATCCTGTTGTTGAGGGAGGCTGATTATATGGCGCTTGTTCGAGTATCAGGTACAAGCAGAACAGGACGTTATAAGGGTACTGCTGATCCCAATTCCTATGAACGTGCTATTTTGAGGATTGGGCAGGCGATACCCGAAAAGGTTAGGCTATCGATGGAGCATGTTGCCGATGAGATCGTGGCTACTGCTAAGAAATTGGCACCGCATAAATCAGGGGAATTGCAGGATTCTATTTCGTGGGCATGGAAGAAAACCCGCAAAGGTTGGCAGATTAGAATCACAACAACGCCAGCTAAAAATCCTAAAGGCGTTTCTTATGGGCAATACGCTGAATGGGACCCGTTGTTCAGCAAGACGGGCGAGAAGCCTTTTTTGTATCCTGCTTTTGATGCTCATAAAGATGAGATGCAGGATATTATCAAAACGGCGATGCTGGAGGTGTATAAAGAATATGGACTCTAAAATCGCTTTTGTAAACGCTTTGCTTACTTGTTGTGATCGTGTTTATGTAGCAAACCAATCGCCAAAGACACCTGTATATCCTTTGATATTGTACGAACAGGTACAAAATAAACCTGTTGTATATGCCGATAATTTGCCTCAAACGCAACAGAAAACTTATTGGGTATATTTGTATAATACGATAAGTTTGGCTGCCTTAGAAGCTAACGTTGACGCCGCATTGTCAAATTATACAAGCAAGTTAATACGGGAAAGCACAAACGGTCCTGTGATTTCAAAAATAAAAGAATATTCTATATTCGAGGAGGTTTAAAAATGTCAAAAGTTGGATTAAGAAATTTACATTATGCCAAATTAATTAGTGATACTTCTGCCGGCGTGTCTTACGATGCACCGGTAGCACTTCCCAATGTAATTTCTATTGATAGAAAAGTTGCCGCCACAAGCGACACATTATATGCCGACAACGGTCCGGCAGAAATTAATGAAGCCTTAGGCGCTATAACATTAACAATCAATAGAATTGAATTATCACTTGCGGAACAAGCTGTTTTATTGGGGCATACAATTGAAGGCGGGGTCATGGTATCAAACATTGATGACATAGCTCCATATATTGCGTTAATGTTCGAAGGCACCAAAACCAACGGGACTAAGCGTTACAAGAAAATCTTAAAAGGCAAGGCTATGGTTCCTGATGAAAGCTATAAGACTAAAGGTGAAAAGCCGGAGCCACAAACTGATACTATTGTAATTAACTGCGTACGCAGGGATTATGATAGCAACTGGGAAAAGACAGCAGATGAAGAGCATCCTGATTATGTGGCTTCTATTGGGGCTAACTGGTATACAGCAGTTGAATCTACCGGTGATGCTGTTGTTCCTACGGTCGCTTGCGTACCTGCTGATGCTGCCGTTGATGTTGCCGCCAACGCTTCAGTAGTATTAACCTTCAGTGAAGCTATGACAGCATCCAGCTTGGTTGTTGGTGAATCCTTTATTTTACAGAAAGCTGATGGCACTCAAGTTGTTGGTGCCGGAACGTGGAATACCGGTCATACGGTTTATACGTTTGTACCGACTGCTGCGCTTTCTGCTGCCGCTAGTTATGACGTTATTGTTACCAAGGCGGTTAAAGACCTTGCCAATAATAGCCTAGCCGCAGTCAATGTATTTAATTTTACTGTTGCTGCGTAATCGCATTTTACTTGGGGTAGTCTATATGGCTACCCTTTATTTTTTAAATTAAAGGAGTGCTGAAAATGGAAAAGCCTAACCTGATTTTAAACGGGGAAGTCTATATAATGCCTGAGCCAAAGGTGAAATTATGGCGGTTGATGGCCGAATTTAGGGACAAAAGCAATAAACTAAAAAATGAATTAAGTGAGCAATTGGAAAAGCTTAATATATTAAAAAACAATAAAGATCCTCAAACTATCGAAGCTTTTGCCAATCTATTAGATAAAATTGAAAAATTGACAGAAAAAATTAACAACGAAACCGTCGAAAGAAAGTTGCGAATTATTAAGGCTGCTTTTGAAATTGATGATATTGACGATTTGGGCGTTGATGCGGTACCCGCTCTGTTTGTAAAAATAGATACTTATTTAAATGTACTAATGTCGGGAAAGGCTGACCAACTCCCAAACCCGCAAGCTCCGATAGTGGAGGAGTAAAATTATCGGAGTATGAAAGCCTGGTCTATCTTTATTCAAACTTACATGAAGGTTATGGTTGGACACAAAAGGAAGTAGATGATCATGAAGTAGCGTGGATCATGGATATCCTCATAGTCAAATCTAAAAGTAAAGATATAGATAAGCAACCAGAAACAGTACCATTTGAGAATGTTTTTTAATCCTATAAAAAAGGAGGTAAAATAATGAGCCAAACAGTTGACGAACTTGTCACCATCTTGACGTTAGACACGTCTGAATGGGAAAAGGATTATCAAAAGGCTAACAAAAAAGTTAAGGACGCTGCCAAGCAATTGACGCAAGAAAATAGGACCAACAAGGTCCAATTGCAGCTTGAAATGTTAGGCGCTGATGCCGCATCCGGTAAGATATCATCCATAAGCCGCCAAATGGGAATATTAACCGAAATGGTTAATACCCAAAAGCAAGCGGTTTTATTGCACCAAAATGCATTTAATAATCTAACAACAGTTGCTGCCGGATATCAAACCAAAATGGCATCCTCAGTCTCTAAAACTGATGTTGCGTATAAGGAATTAGAAGCACGCTATAAAGCCACCAATGCAGCTTCTATTGCTATGGGCAATAACGTTGGTAAGGAACAAATAGCGCTTGCCAAACTTGAATCCCAGTTAAGAACTACTACATTAGCTAGGACAGCCGCTTACAAAGCAATGGCTGCATCAGCGTATACTTTTGTTAACACTGCATCTTTAGCATTGGCAGCCGTTGGAGCGGCTTCTGTGGCTATGGCCGTTAAAGTCGAACAAGAAAACAAAAGATTTAGCCTTGCTTTTGGTTCTAGTGCTGATTCCATGCGTGAATGGTCAAAGACTGCCGGAGAATCAATAGGCGGTTTTGATGATGATTTAAGAAATTTTGCAGTGCAAATGAACCAAGCATTAGATAACATGAATTTCACCAGGGAAGAAAGTCAAAAGGTCTCACAAGAATTTGCGGTGCTTGCGTTTAATCTAGCGGCAATGCGCGGTGAGAATCCTGAAGAAATTTTTAATAAATTAAGGTCGGGCGTACTAGGCCAAGTCCGTGGCCTGAAAGAATTAAACGTTATTGTAACGGACAACATGATTGCTCAATATGCCTACACAAATGGAATTGCTGCTCAAGATGCTACGTTATCGGAGCATCAAAAAGCTTTGGCGCGTATTGGAATTATCCAGCAGCAAACAGCTGATGCTACTGGTTATATGGCTAAAAATTCTTCAGATGCTAATGTCCAAATGATGCAGTTAAAAGAACATATTGCTGACCAGGCAAAGAGCTTAGGCAAGGACTTGCTACCGGCTTATAAAGATTTATTAACGATGCTAGACAAAGCTGCCAAGGCTTATAACGCATTCAACGAGGCTTCTAATGGCGCTAATTCTGAAATAGTTACCGCGGGCGTTGAAATGGCTGCCTTTAACCGTATTCCTTTTCCACCCTGGTTAAAATTAGCTGGTGATATTGCTATAGCAACTTACAACTTGCAAAATTATATTACTAAACAAAAAGAAGCTAAAGATGCTAATGAAACAGAATACGTTATTGGACAAAAGCCGTCGGAAACACAGGCAAAATTAAGATGGAATGAAGCTAGAAAAACATATCAGAAAGAGATAGAGGGAACGCCGCTTGTAATAGCCCCATGGTTTAATACTTACGAATGGAAAGATTTATCACCTGAAGAACTCGCAAATGTAACAAAAAAACAAGAGGCCTTAGAGGAAGCTAAAGCAAAGGCATCCAATGGAAGCAAAATTACTGATGCTGAAAAAGCAAGAGAAGATGCCAAGCAAAAGGCTTTAAATGAAGCTGATTTGGCGGCGAAAAAAGAAATAACGTCAAGCCTTTACAAATTAACTCATGACGAATTACAAAATGAACTGCATGATTTAGACGAAAAATTTAAAACTTATCGCGAGAAACATATTGACGATTTAACATTAACTGAGTGGTACGAATCGTCCAAAGCTAAAATTATGCGGGATTACAACGATAGCACTGTGGCCAAAATTAAAGAAGCCTTCCAGTCCGAATTGCAAAATAGGCTTGACCAGATAGAAATAGAAAAAAGAGCTTACAAGCAAAAAGGCATCGATGAAGTCCAAGCTACGAAATGGGCCGAGGAAGAAAAGCGAAAAGCTGTGCAGAGTACTGCTTTAGATGCTATTAAAAATAATCGCAAACTTTTAGAAGATGTTCGTGACGCTATGGTTTCGACCACTGCGACTTATACAAAAAATGGTGAAACTCATACTTTGCAATATTCAAACGCAGATCGTTTAAAACGTTTGCAGGAAAATTTACTCAAACAAAAACGTAAAGAATTGGGCATTAAAGAGGGTGATACTTTTTCACCTGAATTAATCAAACAATATTCCGATATCCAAAGCTTTGTTCAAAACAATATGGTCCCTGGTTTGACTATGGACAAAAGCATGGGCGATGGGCTTAATGGTTTTAATACTGAAATAGGCGGTTTGCCAAATAAATTCGCAGCTGTTGGCCAACAATCAGCGGCGGTATTTTTTGCTCCCTTCGATGCGAAAGTGCAGGATTTGGCTAACCAAATAGGCGCGGCCAGTACGAACGCGGGGACTAATAGCAAGCCAAATATTGTCAATCATAATAATATTGATATTACTATTGATAAGCCTGTTGTTCGTAGTGAAAGTGATATTGCAGAAATTACAAACCAAGTATCAACAAATATTGAAAATGCTATACAAAATGCAACCGGGGGTGCTGCAAATGGTTATTAATATTGGTGAAGCTACATCATTCAAAGCACCTGACGGGTGGCAAGTAGAACCGGATGACAGACAATCCATAGAAAAGGTTATTGGCGGCGTTGTGGTCGTTGACAATGGGATTATAGCTAACGGAGAAGTTATAACCTGTACGGCTATATTTACGGCTGCTAACTATACTCTGATTAATGGCTATTGGGTAAACAGAACCAAAGTAACCATTACGGATGAAAAGGGTGAGAGTTTAACAAATAGAAGGGTTATTATAAGACGGATTTCTACTAATTCTAAATTCCCTCAAAAATATATCTTGCAATTGGAATTTTGGAAGGTGTGATGATTTATGACTTTAGCAAGTTTAAATATTGCTTTGCAAACGAAAACTATATCAGACACCTTTCATGCAGATGCTTTTGACGCACCAACAATAGGGTCGACTATAAGCGGTACCGTTCTGGGATTTAGCTATGGGTTTACGGTTGACACTTATAGCTATAACGAAGAAACCAAAAAATACAATATTACAGGCACTTATGATATTAACAATAAGATGAATCTTGATATTGACGGAACGGCGAGTCCTTCAATTGATTTTACTGATGGCGCGGAATCAATCACCAGCAAAACAGTTAGTAAAATTGGTAAAAGCGCAGTACAACATTTTGATGACTTTTATCCAACCGGATTGCTAACGAAAAATTCATTAGGAAATTGTTATTGTAATTTAACGTATATGAGTTTATTACAAAAGGTGTTTGGATGGACAGGCATCATTCCAACTACCTTGGTAAATGTGTATGAGCGTGGCTCCAATATTTATATGGTCCAAAGAGGAAAAGAAACAGGAACCGTCACTATCCTAGATGCGGATTGTAAATATCCATCAATAAAAAGAAAAAAAATGAATTTATTGTATGATTCAAATCTCAATTATTATTTGACGGGAGATTTGCCGGATAATTTTAATCCCAATACTTCCGTGGATCCGGATGAAGGGCAAACATTGATATCCGGTGTTTTCGTAGTCGGCGAGAATACACAAACATTTTCCTATGGCTTACTTACGTCGGAAGCTTTTGCAAGTACTGATAATACAAAAATCGGGACTACTACTTACACATATAATGCGATTGTCCCACCCGCTAATTTAACAGGTAAGGCAGCTTCCTTAGTAGAAACAAAAGTTAATACGCCGCCAACATTAACAACTGCTAATATCCCTTACAGGGTGGTAACTTCAGTCACAAATGAATCTACCTTAGTAAATGTTTTCGCTACGAATGGCCGAGATTTAATCAAATCCACTGAAACGATTATTACCACAACAAAAGGCTTTAACTATGTTGATACTAATTTTAGCGAACAAGCTTTTGCTGATGAAGTTGTTACTGTTGTGAATGAAACGATTTATTCAGACATGGGCCAAGGACATTGGGGGGTTGCTGTTTACCGTGACGGTGTTTTGATGAACTCACAGATAGTAACAGGGAACCCTGGTGCTAAAGCTTCGCCATGGTCAATAAAGGATGCCTCAACTTATGCCGGACATGCGAATAAAGTGGGTCCGAATAAAGTAAGATTATCGGGCAGATTTAGCGGCAGCATGAATATTAACGTTTCAGATTCGACAACGTTAACCAGGATCGTAAATGCAATTGAATCTCTTGACGGAAAAACCGAAGAAAGGGTTTCGCTTGTTTATTTGGGTCCTAGTTTTTGTGATTTCATCAATAAAATTTCATGGCGCGGCAATGTTTATTATTTGGAAAGCAACAACGTGCAGCAATTACCAGAAAAAACATATCAACAACTTGAGTTTGTGAGGTGGTATTAATGAGCCTTCAAAGTTTGACAAACACGATTGCGCGAATAATTACTAATAATAAAAATATTGCTCAAAACAATATCAAACAGGGGCAGGTGGTTGGCAATGGAGTTTTGGTTGACGGGATAAATTACAATTACAGCGTAGCGGTCGATATAGATATCGAAGACGGCGATATGGTTTATGTGATGTTTAACGATAGCCATAGCCGAGCGGTGGTGATTGGCAAGTGATTCAAGAAAAAGTTATTAATGTTGAAAGTCTTTATATTGTTACCGGTACCGGCAAGAAAGTGCCAATAGGAAACCGCAATTTTGAGATTGGCGAAACGGTTTGGACTGATGGAGGCTATGTATTCGGGACAAGAAAGAATACTAATTTCCCCATATCTGTAATGGGCACGCCAGGCGCAGCAACAGAAAAATACTTTATTTGGCAAGGTGTTATTACTAATCCGATTTTTAGAATTTACAATGCCGAAACATTAGAGTACATGGAAATTCCCGGTACGATAATTGGCGGCAGATTTATTTATAATTCTAATGGTACAAAATTCGCCTGGCTTGGAATTACCACATCAGGGAATCAAATAACTACAACTGTGTTAACAGCTAATGGTTATACTAATTTTACTGTTACATTGCCATACTCTTATGAGCGCAATATTTTTACAGATGGATATATTGATGATATTGGTGATATTTACTGGTCGGCTTATATAAATGATTTTGAATATGTGAGATATTTTAATGCTACTGAAGAAGTTTTCAACACAAGTGGTCATGTTGCAATCATTAAATATAAAAATGCTGAAATGGTAAGCAATCATAATCTTACCGACGATATTTTATCGCAAGGTGAAACCGCATGGCAAGAAAGCTTAACGGCATCTAAAGATTCAAGCGTTTTAATTACTAAAAAATTACCGAATCCTAGCCTTGAAGAGGTGCTCGCGAATGTTGGCCTTACTTATGCCAATCCTAATTCGCATCTTTTATGGGAAGATGTGTGGCTGTTTGCAGATAATATAATTACAAGCGCTAACGTAGTAGCAATTAACCGGCCACAATTAAGCTCTTTATCAATTGATTTCGTAAATTTTGAACAAAATAAAATAAACGTTGCAATAAGTTTTAACAACAATTATTTGATAAAATCACGTGATGGAAATGCGCTTTATACGCACGTTGACAGCCACAATCACTGGACAACTTATCCCTATCAAACAATAGGTAATAGCGTGGTTACTATCAATAAAACAATTAGCTCAGATGGTAGCGTTCAGCATTTTGATGAAAAAATTGCCACTGCTTACGATACTACACAAAATCAACCATATTTTGATATGCAGCTGGGGCAGGCAGATAATCCCTTAACAGGAGGGAGCATGGAACCCACATCTGCCTTTACTAACTTTACTAAAACTGATTACAATTTGTGCCAATACCAAAAATACGCCGCATGGGATGGAGTGGAAGATTGGGAGACACATTTTGGCATCCCAAATTTGTCAACAGAATATATATATTATTTTGAATTAAATACTATCGAAGATCATTGGCCACAATACGGCAGTTTTTATTATATTAATAGCTGTTCTGCGGGCAATGGCTACACGTTCGAAGAACATCAGGGGCATAGTGATGAAAACGGTTTTTATCCTGCTTATTTTTTGTTGAAAAATGGTTCATGGAGCATGGACGTATCAACTATAGTTGATAATTTTACTAATTTTGCTACACCACCACAAGTAACACCATTGGATGACGAAAGAATATTATTTTTAAATTGCCCAAACAATGCTTTGTACATGATTAATATTACAGATAATTCCAAACAATTATTATCAGAACATTATACCGATAATGGCCGCATACCATTAGTCACGGGGCAGACCCAAGCAGAATTAATTAGAATTTTAACCAAGGTGCCTAGTTAAGGAAGGAGATACAAATATGTCTAGTGTTAACATGAAACGCGGAGACTCTTTTGGTTTTTCAAACGAAATTTTTGAAGACGATGGGGTAACTAAAATAACAGGAATTGCGAGTAATTTGAAATGTCAAATTAGAGATAGGTATGATGTTTTAATTGATGAATTAGAAATTACTGAATCTACAGAAGCACCCGGTCAATATTTATTTAGAGCTGGTCCCACCTCAGAATGGGCGGTTGGACCACTCTATAGCGATATACAATATACCGTTGACGGTCTTGTTGTAAGCACGCTGGAAAATATTGTCATTAATGTAGAAAGGGATGTTACAAGATGATAATGAAATTAACATTTAAAAATGTAACTATGGTTTTAAATTTAGTAACGCCAGGAGCAAAAGGCGAAGCAGGAAAAGACGGAGCTCGTGGGGCGGATGGCACAATTGGGGCGGATGGTGCAGACGGAAAAAGCACTTATGATATCTGGTTAGCCGCTGGGAATACAGGAACGGAAACAGATTTTTTAGCATCAATAACAAGTGCATATCAAATTTGGCTAGATACTGGGCACACAGGAACTAAAGCAGATTTTATTGTTTCATTAAAAGGCGATACTGGACCGCAGGGTATACCAGGTATTGCCGGTACAAACGGTATAGATGGAGTTAATGGCGAACAAGGAGCAAAGGGTGACACAGGCGAGCAAGGTATACAAGGATTGCCTGGTGCAGGAGTTGCAGCCGGGGGTACAACCGGTCAAGCATTAATAAAAACTAATAATACTGATTTTGCGACAGAATGGGAAAGTATTTATACTGCTACACAGATTGATACTAAATTTCAAGAAGTAGCCGCACTTCCTGCAACACCAGATGCGAATACTTTTTATTTTATAACGGAATAGGTGACGAAATGACTATTTCACACAATGGTAATCTCATTAAAAAAATATATCACAACGGGCATTATATCAAAGAAGTATATCATGGTAATAGTTTGGTCTGGAAAAATAATACAGTAGAAACAAATTTATTTATTTTGAATGGTGGATATGATTTATTAGGTAGTTATGTTTACACAGGCATTATAGGATTTGATGATTATCCTGTATTTGTTTATGATAATACAGATTTATCTGTACGTACGGCAATTATGCCATGTGAGCCAAACACAACATATAGAATTTCTATGTATATACATAATAGACTGAGAGTTGCGGATAATCCAACTGTTTCCCTAGTTCCTTCTGTTAATATATCAAGAAGTTATACACCAACATGGGGAAATACGGAAAATCATAATACTTATGAATCTATTGAATATACAACCTTATCAACAAGTAATTTCTTGTTTATTTATTATTGGAATACTATTGATGGAGATTTTCATAGTTGCTATGACACTATTAATGTTATTAAAGTTTTGTAAATTGGAGATGATGATGTGTTTATTTTAGTAGCTGAAAAACTAGAAAATTTAAAGGGGCTAGGGAGATGATCCAAATTTCTGAGATGTTTTATTTTGTGGCTAACTTATATTCCAAAACAGAAATTAAAATAATTGCAGTTTCCGGAATTATAGGTGGCTTTATTGCTGCAGCAGTAGGCGGCTTTGATAAACAATTGATGGCATTATTTATCCTTATGCTTTTAGATTATGCAACGGGCATGTACGCAGCATGGCATGAACATACCATTTTTTCAAAACGTGGGTACCAGGGCGTTATGAAGAAGCTTTCCATACTGGTAGCTGTTTCTTTTGGCGTGTTAGTGGATATGGTCTTAAAGACGGATTTTTGCCGCTACACTGTTATAGCAGGGTTTGGTGTCATGGAAGCTATATCTATTATAGAAAATGCTGACCGTGGTGGTTATGGCCATGTGATACCACCTGTAATCCGGAAGCATCTAAAAGAATTGAAGGGATAGCATGAAAGAAAAGTTGCTAGAAATGTTAAAAGAAAATGGGGAATGGTCATTTACACGCTGGATAGCCTTTATTGGCTATTCGGCGTTTTTGCTAGGCTCGTTTTATTTGCTGTATAAGGGGCAGAAATGGGATAACTATGA